CAGGAAATGTAGTGGCTTTACCAAACAATCGAGTGCGAGTCACCAGCCCAGCGTATTGGGTGACAGGCGAGGGAGCGCCCGATTTTCGACCCAGCCAATGGATTCATTGTGCGGAACAAGACGACTCGTACATGGACCCCGAGGTGACTTTTAACAACTTGTATAAGGAGTAAATGATGAAGGCAAAAATGATGGCTGGTGGTGGCATGCCCATGAATCCAGCAACTGGTAAACCAACTTTTGTTGGTGATGGTAAAGGCAAAATGGCAAAGGGCGGCATGGCTAAAATGGCTATGGGTGGCGGCGTAAAAGCCAAAATGGGTGCAGTAAAAACTGCAAAACCCGCAATGGGCAGCGCATCTAAGCGGGCTGACGGAATTGCTGTTAAAGGCAAAACCAAAGGCAAAATGCTGTATGGCGGTGGCATGGCAAAAATGAAGGCTGGCGGCGGTGTAAAAGCCAAGATGATGAAGTCTGGCGGAGCGTGCTAAATGAGACCCTCTCGCGGGATGGGCGCCATCCGATCTTCTAAGATGCCGAAAGCCAAGATCATCAAGCGGAAAGACAAACCGCAAGATGTTGAGATGTTTGCCGGTGGTGGTCTTTATGCCAATATCGCAGCAAAGAAAAGACGTATTGCTGCGGGGTCTGGTGAAAAGATGCGTAGCGTTGGGGAGAAAGGCGCTCCTAAGAAAAGCGACTTTGCCAAGGCTGCAAAAACGGCATCTTATAAAGAGGGTGGCGAGTCTCGCGTGAATGAGGCTGGCAACTACACCAAACCCGGACTTCGGAAGTCCATCTTTGAGCGTATTAAGGCTGGTGGCAAGGGTGGTGCCCCGGGGCAGTGGTCGGCCCGTAAGGCTCAAATGATGGCTATGCAGTACAAAAAAGCCGGTGGTGGATATAAGTGAAATGGTCGGATAAGCGTAAAAAGGCTGTTGACTGTGATAACCCAAAAGGTTTTTCAGAGAGGGCACATTGCGCTGGAAGGAAGAAAAAAATGGCTGGTGGTGGGTTGGCGAAGTCTCAGCAGAGTTTGAAAGATTGGACTGCTCAAAAGTGGAGAACTAAAAGTGGAAAGCCTTCTACTCAAGGTCCAAAAGCTACAGGGGAGCGGTATCTCCCCGAGGCGGCTATCAAGAATCTGTCTGCTTCTGAGTACGCGGCAACAACCAAAGCAAAGCGAGCAGGAAAAGCAGCCGGTAAGCAGTTCGTCAAACAACCCAAAAACATAGCAAAAAAGACAGCGGGGTTTAGATAATGGGTAACAGATATGAAGCCGCTAAAACAGTTCTCAGCCCCAAAGGTCGAGGATCTGGCGTTATTAAACGTACAAGCGATACCGACAAAAGCCCGCGCATTAAAAAAGATGACTTGGTTACGGTGTTTAGTGAAAAAGATGACTCAAGCCCCGAGACGTACAAAAAAGCTCGTGAGTATGCTTCAGAACTACAGCGCGAAACTCGCGGCATGAAAAAAGGCGGTTTCATAAAAGAAGCCATCAAAAAACCCGGTGCTTTGCGTAAAGCGCTTGGAGCCAAGAAGGGTGAGCCGATTCCCGCTAAGAAACTCGCGGCTGCGGCTAAGAAGCCCGGAAAACTTGGTCAACGAGCACGTTTTGCTCAAACCCTGAAAGGCTTCAAGAAGTGACCACTTCCGGTACCCAGTCGTTTAACTTAGACCTCAATAACATTATTGAGGAAGCCTTTGAGCGGGCTGGTGCTGAGTTGCGTACTGGCTATGACTTCCGGACGGCCCGTCGGTCTTTGAACCTCTTGACTATCGAGTGGGCAAACAGGGGCATTAATCTTTGGACTATTGAGGAGGGTTCAATTTCAATGGTGCAGGGCCAGATTGTCTATGACCTGCCTGTAGATACGATTGACTTGCTGGATATGGTGATCCGCACGCAGACTGGGGTGGAGCAGACCGACATCAACATCAGCCGTATTAGTGTCTCTACCTACGCCACGATCCCTAATAAGAACGCTCAGGGGCGCCCGATCCAAGTCTGGGTCAACAGACAGTCTGGTGCTACGACTCCTACGGGGGTGAACGCACCCAATATCAACGTCTGGCCTGCGCCCGACCAAAGTAACTTTTATACCTTCGTTTATTGGCGCCTAAAGAGGATCCAAGACGCTGGAAATGGTACGACAACCCAAGACATCCCATTCCGTATGCTGCCCTGTCTGGTGGCTGGTTTGGCCTATTACTTGGCTATGAAGATCCCTGATGCACTGCCCCGGCTTGAGATGCTGAAGATGTCTTATGAAGAGCAGTGGGCCTTGGCGTCGAGCGAGGATCGTGAAAAGGCTTCGTTGCGGCTTGCGCCTCGGCAGATGTTTATTGGTGGTGGGGGGATGTAATGCCCAATAATTTTGCTTCCGGCAAATATGCTATTGCATCTTGCGACCGGTGCGGATTTCAGTACAAGTTAAAACAGTTGCAGTCGATTGTTATTAAAACGAAAAATGTAAATTTGTTGGTTTGCCCCACTTGTTGGGAGCCAGATCAGCCGCAGTTGCAGTTAGGTATGTATCCGGTCGATGATCCGCAAGCGCTAAGAAACCCAAGGCCAGATACAACATATAGGCAGGCGGGATTTACAGGTTTGCAGACTGAGTCTGGAAGTGGGCCACTGGGTAGCGGAGATCCATCTGGAGGAAGTAGAATTATTCAATGGGGATATGCTCCCGTTGGAGGTGCTAGGGCAGACGATGCCGGACTAACACCGAATAATTTGGTTTTAGGCATAACACTTGGCACTGTAACTGTTGTAACTACTTAGGAGTTTGAAATGACCTCACACACTATGAAAGACGTTGCTAAAAAAGAAGTTAAAAAGCACGAAAAGAAAATGCACCCCAAAGGCAAGAAGTTTGCCAAGGGCGGTAAAACTAACCTCGATATGAAAAAATACGGACGCAATATGGCTAAAGTTATTAACCAGCGTTCAAGCGGAAGGGGTCGATAATGGCTAAGTACACCATGAAAGTTAAGGGCAAAGAAATCGGCCCTGCTGAGGTTTATGCTCCTCCGCATACGATGGAAGGCAAAAGCACTGAAGTTCAGACTTACATGAAACAAAAAACTGGGGCACAGATCGTAGACGAAATTAATATGTCTATCGGCGTGATTAGTAAAGGCAACTACGCTCCTATTAATCCTTATGGGGTTGGTGAGATGCGTGGTTACGGTGCCGCAACCAAAGGTCGCAAGATCAGCGGAAAAATGGGATGAACTATACGCAGTTAACCGCCGCAATTAAGTCGTACTCTGAGAACGATTTTCCACAAGCGGTGGGATCGGGCGGGCTTACGTCTGCCGAACAGATTGCTCGGTTTGTGCAAGAGGCTGAACAGAGGATCTACAACAGCGTTCAGTTTCCGGTTATCCGTAAGAACGTGACAGGAACAACAACTTCCGGCAATAAGTATTTGGCAACCCCCGTTGACTTCTTGGCGACCTACTCATTGGCTGTAATTGACCCGGTTACAACGGACTACGAGTACCTGCTGAACAAGGACGTTAACTTTATTAGGGCTGCGTATCCGAGCGCATCAGATTCTGGCGCACCGGCTTATTACGCATTATTTGACGAAAACACATTCATTTTGGGACCTACTCCAGATGCAGCATATACGATGGAGTTGCATTACTACTATTACCCAGAGTCCATCGTCACTGCTGGAACAAGTTGGCTTGGTGATAATTTTGACTCCGTACTTCTTTATGGCTCTTTACTAGAAGCGGCGGCTTTTATGAAGTCGGATGCCGATGTAATTAAAAACTACACCGACAGGTACAACGAAGCCCTTCTACTGGCTAAACGGCTTGGTGATGGTATGGAGCGCAGCGATGCCTACAGGTCTGGTCAATATCGGATGCCGAATCTTCCTCAAAATACTGGAGTTCGGTAAATGGCCTTCCAAGGAAACTTTACTTGCGATGTATTTAAGACGGGTCTTTTAAATGCTGATTTTGACTTTGCAACAGACACAATCGAGATTGCGCTTTATACAAACTCGGCTACTTTAAACGAGGACACAACTGAATATACAACAACCGGCGAGGTAGTGGCTTCTGGATATACGGCTGGTGGCAATACGCTATCTCCGACGGTATCAATATCGAACAACGTGGCTTTTGTGACCTTTGCCAATACATCTTGGTCTGGAGCGTTTACAGCCCGTGGTGCGCTAATTTACAAAGCCGGTGCTAACGGGGCGATTTGCGTGTTGGACTTTGGATCAGACAAGACTTCTGTGACGACATTCCAAATTGAATTTCCACCCGCTACATTTAATAGCGCACTTATAAGGATCTCCTAATGTTCACTTCTTTTCACTCTGATCCACCAAAGGTTGTGATAGCCCCGATCATCCCGAAGGATGAGGTTTGGGTTGCAGCCGAAGAGTTTGAGATGAAGGGTGAGTTAAATGCTGGGCTGGATACGGTCTTGGCAAACGTCAGGCACAACACTCGACTTGGGTTCCAGCAGGTTCAGCCATACCCGACCAATAACATAGAGGTGATGCTGGTTGGCGGTGGGCCGTCAGTAAAGTCCCAGATCCCGCAGATCCGCAAACTCAGGGAGCAGGGCGTAAAACTTGTTTGCATGAATAACGCCTACCAATACTGTTTGGATCACGACATTAAACCATCGGCTTATATCATGGTGGATGCCCGTCCTTTTAACGTTCGATTTGTTGAAAACACCATCCCAGACTGCAAATACTTT